GTCCAAGTCAGAGGGAGAACCTATTCGTAACTTAATCTACACTATACATTATTGGTGGAGTATGGGTACATTCTACTATAAATGCAACATATGTAGTCGTCAAGTGAAAACCAAGCCAGTGCTTGATCAATATGAATACCGAATCTATAATCACCAACCTCACTGCATGCCCAAGGAGCCCATGAAACTTGATAAATCAAGTCCCTCATACTCGTCTTCTGCGGGAATGTCTTCGAGGCCTGCTAGGAGGTTCTTCTGGCTGACAGGACCTGTTGGCACCTTCGCCTTCTTCTTTGCTGCTGCATCTTCATCTTCCGTTGTTCGTCTGAAAAGATCGAGAACAAGATCTGTATCCATTGACGCCAGACCGGAATTCTGCTGCGTCACAACCGAGTTCGCAATGTTGAGCTTGAAGCGTTGTAAACCCATGATCTTCTCTTCCAGTGTGCCCTTCGTGATCAAGCGATATACATTGACGACCTTCTTTTGTCCAATGCGGTGAGCTCTGTCCATAGCCTGAAGATCCTTCATAGGATTCCAATCATGTTCCACAAATATCACAGTATCTGCCCCAGTAAGGGTCAGACCAAGCCCACCGACGTGTGTTGTCAATAAGAGGCAGTCGATACTGGGATCCGAGTTGAATGTTTGAACAATAGCATGACGCTTGTTGGGGTCGGTTCCGCCATCGAGTCGCATGTATGTGACGGAAGGCATGTATTGCTTGAAAAGGTCGTTTTCGATGATGTCCAGCATTTGCTTCATCTGGCAGAAGATCAGAGCACGATGTTGGGAGAATGCACTGCTCGGCTCCGACAAGCTCTCCGCAGGATCGGTCTTCCCACTTTCACCAGTGACCGAAGGACTGCCTCCAATACCGCAATCTGTGAGTAGTTGCCGTAGAGCAAGTAGTTTCGGTGCATGCTGAATATTGTTCAAGCTGTTGATCTTGCAATTCATCTTGGCGAGTGCTGCCACAACAGCGTCTCGGTTGGTCTTCAGAATTAGTGAAGGATGATTGCAAAGTTTGCGAAGATACTGTAGTGATTGGAAAACATGCTGTTGTGGGGCATCCTTGGCAGCTCCTTGGATGGCATCCTCCGCATCCGTCTTGGCCTGTGAGCTGGAGAAGTCGTCGTAGAGTGTTTTTTGCACCTCTGATAGCTCACAGTAGTAGTCCTGAATGATCTTCGGGGGTAGGTCATGCAAGACGTCCTCTTTCAGTCGACGTAATAGGAAGGGTAGGACTTGCTTATGCAGAGCTTCAAGAGCAAGAGCAGCAGCTTCACCAGTCTTCGCCTTTCCATCACGATTTGACAGGATTGGCTTGCTGAATCGCTCATTGAACGACGTTTCAGTCCCAAGGAAGCCAGGCATTAAGAAGTCAAAAAGACTCCAAAGCTCCAACACGTTATTCTGGATTGGAGTGCCCGAAAGAATGAGACGATGCTGTGCATGTATAGCCTTAACAGCTTTTGTGAGTTTTGTTTTCGCATTCTTGATCACGTGTCCTTCGTCCAGAATGCAGTATAGCCAGCTGTAGTCTTCTAGGCTCGCAATATCGTTCCGCACAACTTCGTATGAGGTGATGACTACATCTTTCTTGGACAGTTTAGGAAGGAGCCTTGCGCGCTCCTTGGAATTGCCAGTGTAGAGAATGGGTTGCAAGTTCTCGGAGTATTTTAGAATCTCGTAGTACCAGTGACCGGTAAGAGTAGGAGGGCAGATGATGAGCGACGGAAGATGAACAGCATCAGGTGATTCTGTATCTTCATACTTCTTAGCTCGCTCTGCGTGCTTGCCAGCCAGTATACAAATGGACTGCAAGGTTTTACCAAGACCCATATCATCACAAAGGATCCCGTGCAACTGGTACTTAGCCAAGAACGCCAGCCAATTAACACCTTCTTGCTGGTATTTGCGGAGCTCCGCCTTGATAGGAACAGGTATGGTGTACTGTTCAACTTTGCTACCATCAAGTAGTTGGGTGAGGAACTGTCGTTCCGTTTCGCGCCTCTTAAGCAATTCCTCAGGGAAGCTGGTAGGATCAGGCAAACCAGCCTCTAAGGGAACCATCTTGATCAGGGACGCAAATGTGTTGGTAGTCGCAGAGCGAATGTCATCATCGGGATCGCTCATGCGTCCCAGAACGGGGACGACAAGAAAGATCACGTAGGGAAGTGCTTTGATGTCGAGGTGCTGGACGATATGATAGATCGCTTCCGCAGCACCTTGACGGTTTGACAGCACGATAGCGTCTCCTAGTAATGGGATAATCTTCTCAATGGCAAACAGCATGGCGTCGGAAGTCATCACATTGCAGATAGTAGCGAAACAGCGTGCAGCTGCTTGCCGAATAATGGCATATCGGCTACGCAGCGCCATAGCGATTGCGGGGAACAACTCTGCAAGCTTGGGCCAAAGATCAGGGTGAAAGGAAGGCACAACGGCTTCAAGGACACTGAGCGAGTCAATGACATCTTGTCCATATTGTTTGTCCATGAGAGCGTCGGCTTCGTGTGGTAATTCTGTGGTGCATGCGCTCAGCAAGCCTCCTGCCATGGAAATCCACATCTTCGGGATCACCTGAAGGAGCTGGGATCCAAACTTGGACGACAACTGATCAAATGCTAGGCAAGCTCCTCGTCTTGATAGCTGTGCTGTTGCAGCGTCATCGCTCGACTTGGCACTATCGGCACCCTTCGAACTATCTTTACCGTTCTTTGCTGGCTGTGTCGTTTGCTTTGACCAAGAGGTAAGGGACAAGATGCCCTTGTAGACAGACCGCGAATAGGCAAAGGTCGGTGTTTGCTCCACATCTTGACATAGGAATGTACACAAGTTCTTGACAATTTTGTCAGGTGGCTGCGTGATATTGTGTTGGAAGCAGAAGTCGATGAATTGTGCCACTGCCACGGCTGAACGGGTCTGTAGATCCAGATTTTCCTCATTCTTGATGCCGTTCATGATTCCCTTGACCACAGGACTAACTTTATCTGGGGTACTCCGGAACGCAACGAAGGCGGCTGCAAAAGCCGCTGAAACACGAGTGTCGTGCTGTGCCTTGACCTCAGAGTATTGTTCGATGCTGACCACGACCTTCTGTCTCTTCTCGGCAATAACTCCCAACTCGCGCTTCTTCGTACGCCCAAGGCCGTCCTTCAGTTTCATGTACATCGGACCAACCGCTTCTTCTGCAGTCTCGATAGTGAAACTGTTCGGTTTTGTGCCAGTGATATCGATCTCGTCACCAAGATGCGGAATCAAGGAGATTGGAATCTTGCAATCAGTTGCGAAGCAACGAAGGAGCGCAGCGCACTCTGAATGGATGCGGTGTAGCGTGAACGCCATCTCGTGATATGCGATTGGAGGCGTGCCCTGCAACCAAGCCAAACACATCGTGCTGAGTTCTGCTGCAAGAGGAAATGTCTCGATGATGAGTGCAGTAGGCGACGTTGTATCATATGCTCGGGCCCATTCCTCTGAGACGAGGGCGGCCAAAAATTTCTGAAGCATGCTGGTTGACTGCAAGTAATGCACGAGTATGGGCTGGAAAAGCTCGTCGATGGACTTAGGAGGCCAATAAATCATTAAATATGCCATGGAGGTAGCTGCTGCGATTCGAGCTTGCATGATCACCTCCGCACTGACCAACGATAGATCCTGAGCAAGCATGTTCTTGTCAACATTATGTCTCTCCAGGGGGCCTGCGTCGCTGTCATCTTCCGTGAAGGCAGGGTAATGAAACGTCGAGCAATCGATAGGAGCTCCAAGCGGCGTCATCATAGTCGAGTACCAATCAAGGACGGTTTGCTGCTTCACCAGCTTCTTCATCCATCCAGGCACATCCGCTACGACCTCGAGCGCCGTTCGCCAGGCTGTCAAAGTAACAGCGCGAATATCCGCCCGCTCTTCCACAACCAAATTATTGGGGATCGTATGTCGGAAGAACGGGAAGAGTGTGGGTGCC